GTCAGAGAATGATCCCTGACCGAATGGATAAACAAGAAATACTGCTAGAGCTGCTGAGACTGGAGCTGTGTATGCAACAAAGATCCATGGTCTCATACCTAGTCTGTATGAAAGTTCCCACTGTCTTCCTGCATAAGCGAGTACTCCTATTAAGAAGTGAAAGACAATAAGTTGATATGGTCCGCCATTATATAGCCACTCGTCCAGTGTGCCAGCTTCCCAGATTGGGTAAAAATGTAGTCCGATTGCGTTAGAGCTTGGGACGACAGCTCCTGATATTATGTTGTTTCCGTATAGTAACGAGCCGGAAACTGGCTCACGTATGCCATCTATATCTACAGGCGGTGCTGCGATAAAGGCGAGTATGAAACATGTGGTAGCAGCTAGTAAACATGGAATCATTAGCACACCAAACCAGCCTACGTATAGACGATTGTCTGTGCTAGTGACCCAGTTACAAAACTTCTCCCAGTTGGTTGTAGTGTCTCTTTGTAATGAGATTGCAGCCATTTAATTAATTAGTTTTAATGTATGTTGTCGCATTCCTCTTGTACTTTTGTGAGGAATAATTGGATGATTTGCATCTTAGCTTGGTAAGGTAGCTCCTCATCCAGTATCACTTTGTATTTTGCTTTGTGAAATTCAAAGCAACTCATTTTCCATTTGTAAGGATCGATAACCCTTGGTTTAGAAAACGCCGGGTATGATCTGACCTGTAGTAATGTAAGCACCAAGAGCAGCAACGAAACCGAGCATTGCAGCCCAGCCGTTAAAACGTTCTGCTTCATAAGTAAAAATTGGGTTTGTGTTTTCTTTGTGGTGTGTCATAACTCTGATTGGTGGTTCGTAAGGGTATTCGTTATAAAGTAATGTGTCGAGATCTTTTGTTTTCATAGTTAAAAATTAAGATCTGACTGGTTTAATTTTTGTACGACGTCAGCTCTATAAGCTGGGTCTGTGTCATAGCGTGGATCTCCCATCGCTGCTACAAGTTCTGCTTGCGATCTAAATACTTCTCCTCTAGATGAAGCAGGTTTGCCTTGTAGCATCCTTCCTTCGTATCCATTAAATTCGTTGTATTTTGATTGCAATCCTTGAAAAGCTATATTGATTGCTGCTGGATTGCCAGAGTCTACTACTGAATCAAAAGCGTCGATTTGATTTTCAGGTAAGTTACTTGCAGCCCATTCGATAACTCTGTTGTAATTAGCTTCTCCTCCTGCTGCATTCTGTACACTATTAACTTGTGATTCAGACATTTCTACAGCTTGTTGAGGAGCTTGTGGATTGTTGGCTTGGATTTCTAAGTAAGCATTTACCAAATCTTGGCTGCTCATCTCGGAAAACTTAGAAATTGTTTCTTTACTAAGTTGACCATCATTTGCGTAGTACTCTGCTGAAGCTTCGTTAATTAAACTGACCGCAGGAGTTTCATCAGGTACCTCCTCATCACTTCCTTCTTCCTCTTCATATCCTTCGTCGCTTGTTTCGTAATCGACTTCTTCTTCTTGTTCTTCTTGTCCAAGTTTCTTTTGTAATGATAAGTATGCTGCTTCTAAATCTTCAGCACTTTTATATTTACCAGCTAATAGTTGTTCTTGTTCTGCTACTAACTTTTCTCCTACTTCTAAAGAGTTTTGCTCCTCTGCGGATAAAACCTCTGCATCAGGAGTATTATCATACGATAAAGTTTCTGCCATTATTCAGGTTGTTCAATTGGTGGTTGTTGTTTACTTGGATCAGCCAAAGGAGCATTTGCAAACTGACCAGCTTGCTCGAGTAGAGTCTGGTTCTGTTTCTCTTGCATCATCATTTCCTTATCTTCAGATATCTGTGCTTCTGTCTTGACTAAGTTCAATACATCAATACCTTGTGCAGCAGCAAGACGTTTAATAGCTTCTAGAGGATTAATAAATTTCATTAACATCTCTGGTCCTACTGTTCCTGCAACAGTTTGCATAAACATAGTTAAAGCTTCTCTATCTTGACCACGACCTAAAGCATTTACACCAGCTACGATTGTTGGTCTTACAACATCTTTAGGTAACTTAGGTAATTCGTTTGATCTTTGTAAAACTAATAAAGTTCTATCTAAATAAGGTATGAGAAAAGATGTGGTTAACAAACTGAAGATGCCACCTAGCTGTTGCTCTAGTTCTAATTGAGTTAGTCTGACTTCTTCTGCTGTTACTCTTTCAGCATTCCTTACATTCATAACAAGGAAAGCTTCAAGTAATCTTCTTTCTATAGACTGAGCCATTTGAGCAGCAGTACTAAAGTCTGCGGTCTTACCGACCTGAACTACTTGTACGTCTTCTGCTCGACCTTGTACTATCGCGCCGTTACCAGCTTTAGCGATAGTAGCTGGTTTTGTAGTAGAGGATGGTGATACTAGAAAAATTACTTTACTAGCTGCCGCAGCTCCCTCAACTAATGCCTGTGATAATCCTTCGAGAGATTTGAGATCACCAAGGAACTCTTCTACTCTGCCACGTCCGTACTGTTCTCCGTCTACTGAATTGAAAGTCAGGACTAACCATGGACTTGCATTCTTAGGTGCTGTACTACGTGATCCGGGAATTATCATATCGTTCACTTCTTGATACCATAGCCATCTGCCGTTCTCTAGTTTCACGCACGTGTAAACTTCGACATCATCACTATTTGTACCATTTGTTTCGTCGACAGGTGTGTTGGGTTGTTTGACTGGTAGGTCAAAACCGATTACATCTCGACTTATCAATTCCTTTGTAACTATTTCTAGGACGTTACCATTTCCATCTCTGTTGACGACATACCTATTAAGTGGATAGTTCTTAATACCATCTTTACCCATAAACAATAGTGCATTACCACCAACAATTAAATGTTTAAGTGCTTGGTGTATAACTACTCTGTCATTAGATGCAGCGATGTAGTCCATGACCATTCGCTCCATTTTAGATAAAGAAAGATCAAGTTCTGATCTAGCTTCTGGTGGTAAATCTTCACCTAATTTATCCTCTCTTACCTGTAGCTTGAAGAAGGTTCCTTGTGGAGGTAGGGTTGCTAACATTAATTTTGCAGCAAGCCCTACTACACATTTGGATCCTACTGATTGCCAAGGAATATTTAGAGTTTCATGTGTAGGTCTTGAAGATGTATCGTCTTGTATTAAATAAGGTAACGTGAGTTTTGAACAATCAACGGCTTTGTCTAGGAATTGTTGTCGATCTGTTACCAGTTGATTGTATCTTTCACGGGCTAACATTAGTTAAGTCCTCCAGACGTCATGTCTGTACCTGTATTTATTTTTGGGTTAAGTTTAATTCTTAAAGAACCTGTACCTTCTGAATACTGACTCTTTGATTTATTTCCACGATCTTTTTTAGCTCTTCTAATTTGTGGATCTACATCCTTCATAACTGGAGAAGGAGGATCGACAGGAGCTACAGGAGGTAATGGTGGTGGTGGAGCTGGTGGTAAAGGTTGTGGTGGTGGAGGGGTTGATTGCCTAAATAAACACATTAAATTTCCTCGTCCATAATGGATCTTATATATTCGATAACGCTGGCTTGACCAGCTCTGTACATAATTACTTGTACATCTTCTTTGGGATGGATTGGTTTCCAACCGAAGTTTTCCTCTAGCTTGACAAGTAACTTATCTAATCTTTCGTTGTGTAACTTAAGCGTAGCTAGGGAGATTCCTGTTGTCATGTTCAAAAAATGCTGGCATACGAGCTGACTTGGTGGCGGCAAGCTGTGGTGCTTTGCCTTCATACATCAACCGATCACTCGCATCCAGCCAAAATTTTTTGTCCAAATATTTATCAGTTGTATTTTCTTTAAGGGGTTGCATTACCCATGCAATAGTTGCCTTCCGAAGCTTATCCAAGCTACTACTAGGACGAAGACCCAACTCAGCACAAACAAGGCTATTTGTTGCAACGTGGATTTGTTCATCTCTGGAAATATCAGCCGATACTGTTCGGATAGCAGCATCACCAGTAAAGCGAAAGAAAGGAAGTAGAACAAAAAATACAGCTCGTTCTGCAACCAAGGCTTTTGTAATGGTGTGGTCGGGGTGTTGTATCCAAGCATCTCTTAATAGTTTCCCTTCGTTTTCTGCAGTTGGATTAGCACCACGGGATTTAACAATGAAATCCAAAGCAATATCATGCTTAACCTCATCTTTAACGTTCGACTCAAGAAGTGTCCTCGCTGACTGCGGGACTTCCTTCTCCAAGCCTTGTGTAATAAATTCTCCAACTGGTAGCTCCATATGACGTATTGCGAGAGCACGCAGGATGGTTTCTTCAGCACCTTCTTTTACCTTTCCTTTTGTAGGTCGGACAGGTGTCCATGTTCGTTTTCTATTTAATAATTTTTCGTAGGGGTTCATTGTTGACAGTCACAAGATATTTCGTCTGGTTTATTACTCATAATGTCTGCTAGATAATCTTCAACTGAGGTATCTTCCAATGCTGCATAAGCATCTGTCTTATCCTGTGTGTCTCCCATTACTTGCAAGGCATAATATAAAGAAGTTTGTGGGCTGAGTAACCACTCTTCTATAAATGCCTCATCGTAAGTCACCATATCGCTCCAACTGTTGAAGCTATAGCCATGAAGCAAACCTGTTCGTTCGAGCATGATCATAATTTGATCAGCTACTAACTTATAACTCTCCCATCCAACTTCGGATGCGATCTCTACGTTGCCATATTCAACTTTCTCTATTCCAAAAGTACCTGAATCTCTATCCACTATTCTTGAAATAGGTGGAGCAATTTCTGGTGTTGCAGTAAAGCCTTTAAGATCTTTACTTCTGTATGAACAACTGGCAGTTGGAGCTATGGCAAATGCTCTAACCATGTTGTTCTCTCTTGCTATGTTAGCTGCTTCTTGTATGCCGAGATAAAGTTCACGCGCAGCTAACCCTGCGTATCCTTCGTAAGGTTCAGCATTGTTAACTGCCTCTAGTGCCTTACCGAACTCGGCATATGTGATGTTGTTGTTTGCTAAGAAGTTGGCTAAACCTAAAAGTCCGAATCCAACTTGCCTGTCGATATCTGGTGCAAGATATTCTCCAGATTCTTCAATCCCTGTCCTACTATGGAGCTTGCACAAATCTGACATACCTTCACGCATACCTTGTCGTATGTCGCCGATACGACAGGCTGACATATTGAGGTGCTGTAGGAGGCACGTTCCGCGTGAGGGCAAGTAAACCTCAAGACAGACGTTGCTCCAAATTCTGTTTCCGTCATTATCATATTTTATTTTATTGAGCCAAATGTCTCCTTTTGCAATTCCTCTAAGGATTGCTTCCTTTGTTTCAGGATTTGCTTTAGCCCACGTGGATTGGGTGAGGTCAACACATCGTTTAACCCATGGAAGCTCGTGTCTTTCTGCGAGCACGAACTCAAGAATATCGGCGTGGTCAATATCAAGATGGACAACGCACGCACCATTGCGGTAAGTACCGCCGCGTCTAAGTATTTCATTTAATGTTGAGTAGATTTTTGCGAACGACACTGGTCCTGATGCAATGAGAGTATCAGGTCCTTTATTTGTTTTTGTTCCTCTTGGTCTAATTTTCGACAAGTGGACTGCAACTCCTGCTCCAAAGCGGAGAGCATGGCTAACAAAACGCCAGCTTGCTTCAATTCCATTTGGTCCTTCCATAGAATCTTCAACTACGAAGATTGTGCATGATACTGGTAGACGTGATGTTGGATTATCAATCCATTGCTGGACTCGACCAGTCCTAGCTATGATGTTTGGTTCTGTATTCGATTTCATTGAGTAAATAATGGGCAGCTTTTTTTAAATCTTTTAAGTCGTCGTCTTTATATCCAGCTCGACATACATATTTGACTACGTTTCCAAGGTGATAGTTCAGGGTTTGATCTCTTATGAAATCCCATACTTCTATGTTTCCTCTCTGGTAATAGTCAGGACCTTCGTTTTTTTGCTTCATGTAACAGGGGTGAAATTAAGTTACTTAATTTGAAAACTTGTTCTTGTAACCTCAAGTAAAGTTCCATCATTGTTTCTTTATCTATCTCATGTAGAGCTAACTGTATCTCTCTCATTTCTAGATCCTGATGGAGGGTCAATTTGGTACTGTCCCACAGGTTTCCAGAGGATCGGTTCTCTTTTGTCATGGTCGTAGTCGTCAGTAGTTAAAATTCTTGCAAGCCTTGCGTTAACAAGTGCATCTTCTTCAGTCATGTCCTTCTCTTCAAAGGTTTCAACGACTGCTTTCCATGTATATCCTTTCTCTGCAAAGATTTTCTCTGCTTTCTTAATACCTATTCCGGGAACACCTGAGTATCCGTCAGTGTTATCGCCTGCCATAGTTTGTATAAGATGCCATCTTGCTCCTTCTTCTGGAGAGATGGTTACAGTTTCTTTGAAGTCATATAATTTACCGGGTATCTGTCTCATGTCCTTGTCTGGAGAGACAATAATATTTCCCGGGTACTTGGTTGCGTAAATCCCTAACGCATCGTCAGCTTCAAGTGTATCTTTAAGGATAACTTTATAAGTTTTTTTTAGCTCCTGTATCACACGTTTGAATCCACAGGGCTTTTTTCGTTGTCGATGACCCTTATATTCGGGCAGAATTTTTTTCCTAAAATTATTAGGGCTTGTAAAAAACAATATTAAATCTTCATCGAAAAACGAACCAAATTCTGTCTGTATTTTGGCTAAATCTCTTTTAACGCATTTCATAGCGTCAGAGAAATTAGAAGTAACTACTATAACGTCATCACCAAAATCCATTTCTGTCTCTGCTGCTGCACAACATTTGTAGACAATGTAGTCGCAGTCAATTAATAGTTTCATTCCCAGTAATTCTCTAAGCCTTTAGGTATTCTTTTCGTATGCCATGTAATTTTTTTAGTTAATGGATGAAAACAAATCATATAAATACTTTCATCAGGTATCATTGTTATTGTTGGTTGGTAATAACCAAAATCGCCACTAGCAACTCTTTGTTGGGTCTTACATTTAACATCACAAAGTAAAACTTGATTATTTATTTTTAAAACTAAATCTATTAAACCAGTTTTACCTAGATTTTTGTAAACTTCTCCGCCTTTTTCCCAAACAGTTAAAGCAACAAAATATTCTGCATAATCTCCATCTCTGCTTTTATTAACGTTAATGCACTTCTGACCAATTTCTTCCTGACTTTGCTTCTGCCCCAATTGGGCATCTAAGTTCATAATAATTTCCAGCTCTTTTTGCTGATCTTTCAAGGGTGTGTTTAATTCCATTTATATCGTGTGGTAAGCATTCGTACTGCAACTCGTCATGGACGAACGCTAGTTGTGATGCTTGTGAAAATTGTTTTTTTATTGATTCGTTTGCAATAATCATCCATCTCTTCGCTACTATTCCTGCTGAGCATTGAAGGAGGTAATTTAATGCTTTGTGCGGGCTATCGACCAGCACCCTTCTTCCGTCACATGCCACGAGGTAACCCTTAGTAGCCTTATTTGCAACCGCTGCCAATAAGTCGGAGAGTCCTTCGATAGCAGCAACGTAAGCCTTTCGGATCTCGGATCCTTTTTTACTGGCTTCCTTGGGTTGTAAAGTGTTATCAAAACTTTGTCCTAATTTAATATTTCCCGCCCCGTACAAAAATGCGTAAGTAACGGTTTTTACTTGTCTTCGAGAAATACCTATCTTGTCAGCGTTAACTTGATGTATATCATCATTCAGTAATATGTCGGCATATCGACCTCCGTCATATCGTCCAAGGTAGTGAGCAAGCATTCTTAGTTCTATACCTGATAGGTCAGCACCTACCATTACCATGTTTGGACTAGCTGTAAATAGTTCTCTAAATTCTTTATTCGCAGGAACTTGAGCTAGGTTTGGTTTACGATGAGCACATCTAAATGTGTTCGTACTAACCGAGCAGTGATGGTGTATGCGACCTTTAGTCGTAACAAGCTTGTTCCATGCGTTCACGCCTTCGGATATCATTCCAAGCTTCTTCTTTATCGTCAAACATTTCGCACATTGTTTCGAGAAGGGAATATCTATCTCCATCAATGTAATCTCGTCGATAATTGGTTTCCCAGTCGTGGTGGTCTTGCTCAATTTGACTTTGAAATGAGTCTTCAGAATCCATGCTATGTGGTCTCGTGATGTTGGGTTAAACTCCTTTATTCGTTGTATTTCACATCCTTCTCTGTATCCTTGTGTTGCGTTATCTCGTTTAGGAGTGAACAACGATCCTGCAACGAAAGGGAATTGTCCTCGAAGTATGTCAACAGTTTCTTCCATCTCTCGTCGGAGAGATGACTCAAGTTGCTGAGCTTTTGATTCATTAAATGTCCATCCATGAATTTCTTGTTCAGTCAATATTTCTGCGACGCGATGCTCTAATCTACACGCGTCAGATAAGGGCGGAAGTGCTCGCATAATTTTGTAGTTACTTTTACGTCTTGGACCATGTAGTCCTGCATTTCTTGACTCCACTCTTGCCAATCAGAGTTTTTACCAAAGTCTCCTTTGTATTCTCCTAATCTGTAGCCATAAGCTTCAAGTGAATGTCTTCCATATAATTGCATTGGCATATGTCGCCATTGTCTACGTTTATCTATGTCCATTAAATTTGGATGAAATAAGCGAGAAAGGACAAGAGTATCAACGCATTCAGCAGTAGTAGAAAACTCACTGCTAAGCTTCCGTAAAACAGGAAGGTCATACCCAATAATATTGTGCCCAGCGAGAGTATCAGCTTCCATAAGTTGATTGATACCATCCCTGATACTGGGTGTCTCGTCATCTTGATCGTTATATACGTAGCTCTTTTCCTCTTTGGTACAAAAGGTGGAAATGCAATGTATTTTAGAAACGTCATATAATAATCCGTTTGTTTCTATATCAAATACCAGCACTATTTTTTACCGGTATATGTTTTATCCCTAAACTTTGCTTTTTTCTTTGCTTGTTTTGTGGGTGGGTTTGGTTTCTTCAGCTCAGAAGTCTGTGCTGGGATTGAAAATTGGCTCTGTAGTTTCATCGTATTTACATGTTTCTTTGTTGTATTTCAATTGACATGCGACACCTACTTCACCTGAGTATCTATTCTTTAGAACACGTAGTATTGTCTGGTCTACTGCATCAGATTGTTGGTTTCTTTCGAGTCCCCAAACTTCATCTGCTAGTTGACTAATAGCTGCGCTACCTCTTAGTTGTCCAAGAGTTACGCGTGCTCCTTCTTCGTGATTCTTATCTGTTTGTGTTCTACGTAGATGAGATACCAGAAATAGTTTAATTCCAGTCTTTTCAACTAAACTTCTTAGCTTAGTCATAGTGGTGTCGATCATCTTTCGTTCGTCTCCGTCTAATCCAGAGATCAATATACTTAGATGGTCCAGAAATATGGTTTTCGTTTCGAGCGCGAGTGCCATATATTCAATGCGACTGTAGATAATATCAGGATCAGCACTGCCGAAGTGGTCATACAGGAAGAGATTCCAGTTTTTAAGCGTGTAGTCATATGCTTCTTGTAATGTTTCCTTGGTATGTTCTCCAAGATGTAATGCTTTACCAGTAGCTACAGACATCAAGCCTAAAGCTGTTCTTCTATTTGATTCCTCCAGAGCGATGTATCCTACTCGTTCATCTAAGTCTAAAAAGTGAGTCGCTAACTGACGTGTCAGGGTACTCTTACCTTGACCTGTGCCTGCACTTATTACAGTAAGTTCTCCGTATCTGCATCCATGAGTCATACGTTGCAGTCCTGCAAATGGATACTCAAAGTCGCATGGAGGACTAGGGTTAATAACTAATTCCAGAAGCGATTTACCTTCGACGATACCATCTGGTTGATACGGCGTAGCATTCCAAATGGCTTTTCTAATCGCCTCTGCATCTCCAGCCATAAGAGCATCAGAAGCATCCTTGTATTTATCTGGAAGATGGGCAATTTCAACTTTCCCACTTGGTAAGATAGCAGCCACTTCCTCTGTCGCTTTTTTGCCGGGTTCGTCATTATCAAAAAATAGAATAATTTTTTTAAAACCCTGTAAAAACTGAAGTTGTTTCTGTATATCTTTTTTGGCTGACGCTGCACCATGAGGTAGTGAGACATGTGCCCATCCTTCATAGGCTTCCCAGCCTGAGAGGGCATCAAGTTCGCCTTCGTAAATAATAATAGTACTATCAGAAGGGTAAACATGTTGACCAAATAAAGTGTCAGTAGTTGTACCTTCGTACTTAAACTCTTTTAACTTGCTTTTGGTTTTGAATCCTCGAAGTGTTTTATCGCTGCTGAAATAAGGGAAGCGGAGAAGTTCTCCGTCTCTGTATACTTTGTATCTTTCGCAAGTTGATTCGCTGATTCTTCGTTTTTGCAGCCTTTGAGCTGATCCTTGAAATTTAACATTGGTGGACATGTGATTGTGATTATCTTGTGTTGTCAGGTTTTGACAACTAAAGCAATAAGTGTTTCCGTCGCTATATATGGCTTTTGCATCAGAGGAGCCACACACCTCGCACGGCTCGTGTCTTAAAAATTC